AGGAAGCGTAGAATGGTCTCCAAGCCGTCCCATGCCACAGAGATGGTCTATCTGTCACGATTGCATGAACAGGCTTTGTAGTGGCGTATGCGAGGTGTATAGGGCCGCTATCGGTGAGGATGAGATGCGCCGTGTTGGGGTGATCCATGATACCTAAAATATCATAGAACTTTTCAGCTTTGATTTCAGCTAGGTCAATGATGTGGAACTCTGGAAGGCAGTTCTTTAGGATCTCCCATAGCAAATCATTGTATGGAAATGGTGAGGAGTTTCCCCCGGAGGAAACAACGATCCAAGGCTTTGTCTTTGGAATGCCCCTGTACAGTCTCTTTTCCCTTTTCTTGTCCCGTCTATCGAATACCAAAGGCAATTGGCGGGGCCATAGATCCAGCTTGTTAGCCAACCTCCAAGCATCTTGTTGGAAAGAGTCACAGATAATGGCAGGGCCATGATGGTTCCCATAGACTTGGCTTACCACAACATCCGTAATCCCGACAACTTGGGTTGTGGTTACTGTATGCCCTAGCGTCTTGGCATAATCCAATGCTCCAGCAATGTCTTCAAAAGGGCCATCGTAGACAATTGGTTCCACATAGCTGACTCCATCCAGAATGTCAGCGTAGTCCTTGGATATGATCAGACTAGGCTTTGTGCCTGTCTCGTTGTACTCATTTTGGAGAACAGGAAGGAATGAGCATACATCTCCGTACCTTCCGAGGTTGAGATATGTAGCCACGACTTACTCGTACTTCTTATGGAAACGGTGGATTAGCGTCAGCGTAGGGAAGTCCTTCTTCTCTTCTGGTTCTGGAGTCTCCTCCTGTTGCGGAGGAAGTTGACCATACTGCTTGGCATAGCGGAGGGTTTCGACAACAAAGTAGTTCCTCTGCTCCAGAAGGGAGATAACGATAGCTTGATAAAAGCTAACCTCTGGCAACTTGTTCTTCTCTCCCTGTTCACGAATCTCTCGTAGATTCAGATCACCGGGGAACTCTGACTGCTCAAAGGGATATTTAAGGGAAGGAGGCAGGATGTATTTTTTGCTCATGGCGTGGTTGGTTAAGCGGCAATCCTTTCGGAAACCGGCAAGTAAGGCAAGAGTTAAAAACTTCCAAATGGGTTCCTTTGTGACTTGGTTGAACTGTCAGTAGATCCAAAAGGATTTGATGATGCTCCTTTATTTCTTAATTTTGGAGGTGTTTTTGGCAATAGGGAGTAATCTTCTTGTGCGTGTGCCCCGGTCATTCCAACGGCAGTCAAAGCCGCGCCCTTTAATATGTCTTGAGCCTGTACATCACTTAATCCTTTTTCTCTCATGGATTCATATACATCTTTTGTCGCTCCAGACAAAGGAATCGGCCCCTGCTCCAGCAACCATTCTTTCCATGTGTATTGAGGCTGATCGGCATATTTCGCCTTTTCTCCCCTTGCCAACGGCCCAGGCAATGGTCTTCCTTGAAAATCAGTTCCAGTAGATACATCAGTAATTATGCCCAATGTTGGGTTCATTTTTCCTCTGACATACTCCGTTAAGTCTTTCATGGCTTGCTGGTAACGATTCCCCTTCAAGTAAACCTCCCTTTCCGTTCTCGGTTTAATCAAATCTCCATACACGATACGACCAATAAGCCTAATTGGATCAAGCAATCCACCATCTGCCATCACAACTTTATTCCCAATCTTCATTTTTAACCAATCGGTTTTTGAAGGATCGGTAAAGTTAACCTGTTGCTTGCTTCCGGTAGCACTCAAAATAGCCTGGTTTATCATTAATGCCCCAATGTATGTAGCCGCAAACTCACCGGCATTTTTCAATCTCTTGGTAGCAATGTATTTTTCTGCTGGTGTGGAATTTGACCAATCACCAAATGTTTTGATAGTTCTAACAGGATCAAACAAAACACGCGAAAATCTGGTTGCGTATAATTTTGGGGCAAAGAAAAGCCAATCCATCAATGGGTTTCTAGCTATTTGTCTTCCAGCCGAATATCCCTTTGGCAATGCCCCAGTTGCTTTATTGTTTAATGCGGCAATATATTTTCTGGTTTCTTCAGCTTGTTCTGGATTGGCCTTTATATCATCCGAAACATTCTCCCAATCTTTTTTGTTTAATTCAAGTCGCACAAGGTTTAGAGCATCGAATCCACGCTTGCCTCCAGCCGCAAATTTACCCATCCATTTGGCATACATTCCATAATCTGTATACTCTTCCCTTGGGTCAATACTTGCGCCGGCATCTTTCCATTTTTGGAAATCCTTGTCGTGAATCAAATCATAAATAATCTTCTCATGATACTTTGGACTTAACCACAAAGGGAATTGGCGCAGGAAATTTTTCCAATATATCAAAGCCCTTGTCGGCCTCCACAGCACACCTCCAGCATGAGTAAGCATTCCTACCGTTCCATGCCCCAAAACCTTTATTGCGGTTAGGAAATGCCACGGAGCCTTAATAACCCTATCTATCAATTTCTGTACAGGAGTCCTGTTTTCAAAAGCTAACTTTTGTTCAGCTTCTTTTGCCTCTTGTTTTGTTTTTTCAAGTTCCGAGAATACTTTTCTCGACTCCTCATTTAATTTTGGGGTTGGTTTTTTTGGAGCTTCCTTGAAATCACCTCTTTTTATTCTATCATTTAATTCATCAATTTTCTTCTTCCAGGCTTTTTGTCTGGCTTCATTATAGCGTTGCTCTGGAGTCTTTGGTTCTTTGCCTGTGACTCTTTTGTATTGCTTTCTCGCTTTTTCCAAATCTTCACGCAGTCTCCTTGCATATTCAGTCAAAGGTTCTTTTTTGGGAGTAGGTGCAATTTTTTCACCTTTTGCAATGCGGTCATTGACATCATCAATTGCTTTTTGAATGCGATCAATTTCCGCTTGTTCCGAGGATGGTTTTTTTCGATCTGCTTCTTCTTTTTCAATCTCCTTGAGCTTTTCACGCATTGCATCACGCTCTGCCATCTTTTGTTCATTTTCCCTGCTTTGCTCAAATGTTGGCTTTTCTGGCTTTGGCTTTTCAATGCCTCTTAATTTTTCATCAAGATCGGCAATTTGCTTATCATACAGTTTACGCAAACGCTCATTTTCCTTTTCCTCTGGCGAATCCTTTGGAGCCTCTTGCCTGTCAATCTCATTTCGGAGTCTCTGCATTGCCTCTTTTTCGGAACGCAATTGCTCAACCTCCGGGTCTTCTTCAATTCTTTCCCTTGGAGTGGGTCTTTCTCCCGTCCTCAACTGCTTGTCTAAATCTTCAATTGCATTTCGCAATCTAGTTTTTGCAGCATCAGACCTTGAAGCAAGAAACTGTTCGCGAGTAGGTTCGTTTGCTTTTGCCAGTAAATCATTTAACTGCTTTTGCTTTTCCCTAATTTCTTGAATTGCCTTATCGCGCTGTAATCCTGTTTTAAGCGGCCTCAATCCTTCATTTAATCGGTCAATGCTTTCCTGTAGCCTAGAAAGAGTTCGCAATTCCCTGGCGCGTGTAAGGATTTCGTCTTTGCTTGGAAATTTATATTTACCGTAATTGGTGTATGCTCTGCGAACATCCCTTATTGTTGCTTCTGGATATGCTTCTTTTACATCATCAAGAACGGCATTCATGACCTCGTTCTCTTCATGTAATCCTTCTTGAAGATGCGCTACCACTAAATCATAAATGCTTTTTTGGGACAATTCATCGCCGGCAACTGCTTCAGCTTTTACCCTGGCCCTCACATCATCGGATGATTCGGACTTATCCAACTGTTTTATTTTTTCATTTGCCGCTTTATATAGCTTATCAATGTATTCTTTAGTTACATCGCCAAGTTCATTTTTTATCTTTATTGCAAAATCGGCGGCATTTTTTACTCCATGAGCAATATATTCAGATGCAATTATTACATCGTCAGCAAATTCAGCGGGATCATATCCCGACATAAACCGTCCTTCTGCTCTTCTTTTGGCTTTTCTTTCCCTAGCCTGTTCAGCCAAAGAGCTAATCTTGTTGATGATTTTGTCGCTATACTTTGGCCCTTCCTTTGGTTGTTTTTCAGATGTTGGCTTCTTTTCCTTTTGTGATTTAGCCAACTTGTCTTCCAAATCCTTTATGGTCTTTTCCAAAGTCTCCTTTACGCCATCAGATTTTGTTTCGTTTATCTTATTTTGGAGTTCCTCATACTTTTTCTGCAAATCTGTAAGTCTTTTGGAAAGATCGGAAATCTGAATATTTTCTTCTGGAGACAAAGAAGACCCCTTGGCCTTTCTCCACCTTGTCTGTATTGCTTGAATTGAATTATCTTCAGCAATCAATCGTTGATATAAACGACCAATATCACTCCATTGAGTGCCAACAATTTTTTGGGCCTTATCAAGTCGATCAAGTTGAGATTCTATTTCGTTTAATTTGTTTTCAGCATTTGCCCTTTCAACATCATTTGTTTTTTCATCAAGATAAATCTTTTGCCACTTTTCCTGTTCTCCAAGAACCCTATTTCTTTCTGCCAGCAATAAAGCGGCATCATCATGACTGATGTTTCGCTTGCCTCCTTCTAAAATATTTGCAACAAGGTTTGATGAAGCTGTTGTGTCTTTGTTTTTTTCAACGGCATTAGCAACGGCTTCCTCGGCTCCGGGTCTTTCTTCTGGATTTAATTCCTCCAACCCACGGGCGAGTCTTTCTTGTGAAACTGTGGCCCTTTTAAGGCCGGTCGTGCGACCCTCGCCGCCCGTTTCTGGAGCAGTAACGGATGGTCTTGCCTCCGCTTTTCCAGATGCTTTGTTGTAAAGATCCGTAATCTCGCGGGATGTAATGCCGGGGAACTTGCTGGACAGTCCGCGAGACAGTTCCTCTTCCGTAGCGGGACTTCCATGAGTTTTTGTCAGAGCATCGTAAAGTTTATTTGCGTATGCCTCTTGGGGAGAAGGGGGGCCGTACTTTTCCCTTTCAATTCTTGCGCGCAATGCCGCTTCATCTTCACCAGGAATTCGACCAATTCCTCCAGATCTCCCTGTTGAACTCCACGCATTCCAGATTTGTCGCAGGAAATCACGAACTCCATTTCCAAGACGAGAAATCATTTCGCGTGACCAATCACGAAATGTCATTCCAGCCTTATAAATAGCTTTGCCGAAATTGGTTGCCGCTTCTTTTACTGAATCTGGAAATTCAAGGAATCCTCCTGTATCTCCACGGCGAGCATTGAAGTAGTCCCTCAAGTCTTGATCCATTTCGGAAGCGTATTTCTCTGGATCTTTTTGAGCCAACTTCCGCATCTTCTCCCTTTCGGTTTCAATTTTCTTTTCAATCCGGGATTGTTCCGTAGTTTCCTTTTCTTCTTTTAATGCACTATCGGAAGCATCTTTGATGTACTGCCAAAGTTCTGGAACAGTTTCTATATTCAATCCCAAGCCGGCACTATGTAATCCTGTCAATGCATCATCAATTACCTGGCCTTCCCCATTAGTTCCATAAAGAGTCTTGGAATGCTTTTGGGGGATCTCTGGCATATCATCATATTCCCCGCCGGTAACTTGCCTACCGCTTTCACGAATTTTCTTTTCCCATGCTTTCTTTGGAAGGATTTTGTTCTCTTGAAGATATCGAATTACTTCATCTCCATTTTTGCCTCCAAAGTATTGGGGTTTTCTATATCTGCTTTTTGGCAATCCTCGCTCTGATGGTTTTATTCCTTGATCATGGTAATTGGCTTCACGCTCAACATCGGCAAGCAACTTCTCGAACTCTGACTCCATGTCCGCTCCGATTTCCATTGCGTCCCGGTAATTGTCTACCGATTCTTGGAGAAATTTATTGCGCGTTTTCTTTGCTACTTTTTCAGCTTCGTTTGCAAATTCTGAATGAGTCTTGATGCTGGTTACTACTTTATTAAGAAGATCCTTGTATGGGTTTGATGGCTTCTCTGGCTCCGTTGGCTTTGGAGTTTCGCCCATAGGAAGCTGTTGCTCTTCCTCTGTGCCTACAGTTGGCTTTTCAGGTTCTGGCGGCAACTCTTCTCCAGCAAGATTAAATGGAAGAGCATCCTCTCGGAATAACTGTCCTTCGCCAGTAGTCTCAATAGTTGGGGTAGTAGCGTCGGCTTCTGGCCCTACTTCTACTTTTGATGTTGATTCCTTATCTTGCAACCAATCAAGGAACTCCCTTACAGGAATGCGCTCTGGCTTCATTGATGATCTTGGATCAACAACACCTAAAATGTATTTACCATCTGGACTTAATTCAGCTTCGTTCCACTCATTAAGAAGATCATTTACTGCATCTCTTCCCCTTGTTTTAACAAGACTTGGAAGGGTTTCTTTTGGCTTTGTTGCAGATGTCTTTGGTTTTTTAAGCCACGCCTCTGGAAAAGAATCAATTTTGCCATCGGGATACTTTATTTTTACATCCGTAGATAAAGGATCTTTGCTTCTTGAAACAATTTCTACTTGGGTTCCTTTTGGGTAGCCACTATAATCACGATTTGTAGTTCTGCTGTTTTCTGTTATTGGAGCTACTTCTTCTTTGGGCTTTTCTTCACCTTCTGTGGCAGGGACTTCTGGTTTGTTTTCTGCGCCCACTCCTTCGCCCACGGTTGGTGCGTTGCGAACGCCCACTTCTCCTGTTTTTTCGACTTGAACGGCATTTTCTTCTTTAGGTTTTGCTTCAGCAGGGGCTTCAGCGGGTTTGGTTTCCTCTGAAATTACAAGTTCCCTTTGTTTATTAAGATCAACTTGCTGTAAGCGTATTGCATCAATTCTGTCTTGAACTTGTCTCCTTCCAATGCTTCCTTCCGGATATTTTGGTAGTTCATCTATGACAAGCCTATTTTGTTCATCAGTAAGATCTTGAAGCTGTTTATCTAGATCATTTTCAGGAGCATTAGAAATTTCTTCAGCGGGTTTCTGTTGTTCTAATTGCTGTAAATATTGCTTCTGATTTTCAGTCCATTCATTTAGATCAGGAAATTGAGTTTTTTCAGCGGGTTTCTGTAAAGCATCAATCTGTTGCTGAATGGCAGTATGCTCTGGCGATCCTTCCTCATGCTCCAGTTGTTGGGCAACAAGATCGGAAATCTTTGCGCGGTTTAATTCCTCTGAAGTTGCGGCAGGGATATTAATCGTAGGGCCGGTAACCTCACTGGGGGGCGAGGGAACCTCATGCAAATCATCCGCTTTGGAAATAATTGCCGCTTCTTTTGAGTCAACGCCAGGGACGGTAGATGGAGCAACCTCTGGAGCGGGGCCGGGTATATTTTCGGGCGATGGACGTTTTTCTCCCATTATTGCGTGTTTGGCGGCAAGACCTCCAAATCCCAATCCAACAACAGCACCCAATCCTCCTTGAATTCTCTCCTGCAATGGCAAATTAGGATTAATTGCTTCCTGCACTTGGCCAGGAATTGCTCCAAGCATTTGACCAGCAAACAATCCAGCCGCCCCCCTGCCAATTTGCTTTACTCCTTCAGCGGCACTTTCTAATTCTTTTGGAACCCCGCCAAGAAGCACGCCACCAGGACTCATAAAAGATCCCAACACCCCTGCTCCCACATTGAAAGCTCCCTTTCCTATTGCTTCAGCGGTTGTATCTGTTGGAGTTGACTGAAGTTGTGGAGTGGTAATAAAAGGTGTAAAAATCCCCTGCTCCTGCTCTAATCGACTTGCTAATGGCTTGTATTCATACTTGGTTTCTCCTGTTGCGGTTTTACCAAAAGGAACAGCTTCTTCAATTTTTTGCGCTTCCGTAGGGCCAAGCAATGGAGACATGAATCTTCCTGCTTGTTCCATAAAACCCATTGGCTTTGCTTGGGTGATTTCTGGAATGGGAGGAAGATTAATAACCTTACCTGTCTGCTCTGGCGTGGGAAGTTGCGTATCTTGCTGTTGTTTTGGTTGTGCCAAAGTTCCAGCTATATCATCCAGCGTGTACCCAGCCTTTTGCGCTCCAGACACATCAAAGCTAGGGTTGTTCGACGAGAGAAATTCAGAAATCTGCTCATCAGAATAACCGGCTTTTCTTGCGCCGTTGATATCAAATGGCATATTTTAGCGGTAGAAAGATGTCAGCGGAGGGCGATTTGTGTCTGTTGCCATTGCCGCTGGCGTAGCGGCATCTGGAGGAGTTTGGATCTGGCTTGCATCCACGGGAGCTTCTTGTCCAGCTTGTGCGGCGGGAATGCCGCCAACAGCAGATTGTTGCTGACCGATATTCTTCAATGCCGAAAAATTCCTTATAGCTTGATCAAGATTTTGCTGTTGCGTCTTCACATCCTTTCCTCCCCAAATTCCAATAATGGGCCAATTATGACCATCAACGTGGGATAAATCAGTTCCCTTGGGTAATGTGGCAATATGATTGCCCAGCTTGGTTTTTTCCTTTAACAACTGATCTCCAATTCTTTGATAAGCACTTTCAAAGTTTGCATCTGGAATGCCAGCATTTCCAAGAGCGGCTTGAGTCTGCTTGTATTGGGAATACGCGCCGGCAAATTTTCTCATATCATCTTGAGAAATTGGCTTATCCTCTTCAATTGCAGTTTGAATATTATCGGCGGCTTCTGAAGCACCGGGGGTAGCGGGAGTTTGTCCTTGTGCCGGTTGACCATTCCAAAGGTTGGAATACAAGCCAACTTGTTTGGCCTTGATTCCAGCGTTTTTAAGATCAATGCTTTGTTGCTGGAAAGGGGTCATTGACTTTGTTGCGGGAATAAAATTGCCATTCTCGTCATATGTTCCTGGGTGAGTCCTTTCCAAAGAATCCATTCTTCCCTGTAGCATTGCTTGCGTCCTCAACATATGCTGTGCATTGATGTTGGCAGACTGTGCCATGTTAACGGCGTGATTAGCCATTGGAGCAAGAATGGGAATTTGAGATGCATTCATTGCCGCTCCATAAACATCTCCAAGGCCCGTAGAATCTCCGTTAGCGATTTTGCTCATTCCTTGCTGAACCTGGTTTTGCAAAGAAGGAAGCATTGCTTGAGCCGCTTGTGTTTGGGCATGATTCTCAATTGCTCCAGAAATCTGTTGACCAAGAGAAGCCAACGAGTTTGCGACCGTTTGATTCCCTTGTTGGATGTTTCCAAAATTGTAATATCCAATTGCCATATGATTTATCCGTTAAATCCTTGATTATAGTAACCAGACTGTCCACCGCCAGAATAATAAGCAGGAATTGCTCCTTTTCCAAATGCCGATTGAACGGCGGCAGGAGTTTCATAAAAACCGCCAGAACTCAATTGATCAGAACCAAATTGATTTCCATATGCCGCAGTTCCTTGCTGTGGGGTAGAAAGATTGGAATAATAATTTGCCATATTGCCGGCATTCATCAATCCGATTCCAGCACTTCCAAGACTAGCCAATCCTTGAGCTATTCCTTGTCCTTGGGCTTGTTGCGATCCATATTGATTCATTTGTGCTTGATATTGATTTTCAGCACCCGTCATTCCAAGTCCAGATGCTTGCATTCCAAGTTGTCCCCTTTCATAAACTTGCTGATTCCCAATCCCGGCGGCTTGCATTCCAAGTTGCGCTCCAGTAACTGGTGATACAACCATGCTATTTGCGAGTTGTTGCCATGTGGGGGCGGCACTCAATCCGTATTGGGAAAGACCAAGACTTGTCTGACCAATGTTACGGGCAAAGTTCTGTGGAGCTTGTCCACCACCAGAGAAAAGGTTGAATCCCCCACCAAGATTCTGTGCTACTTGGCGATTGATATTCTGTTGAACATCAGCGGGAACTTCTCCTTGGATGTAGGAGTTGATTTGCTTTTGAGCAAGTTCCCTTTGCGCTTGCGATCCAGGCGTTACTTTGTTTTGGAGCGCAATCTGTTGTGCCGTTCCTTGATTGGCAAATTGTTGAGCAAATCCAGCCGTGCTTGTCGGCTGAAATCCAGTACCTAAAATGTTTTGCTCTTGTGAAAGTTGTGCCGCTTGATAATCAGTAGGAGTGGGCACATATTTTTTTGCTTCTTCACCAAATTGATTAAAGTTTGGTGAGCCGGGAGCTTTCTTGGATGCGTTATAGGCTTGCATACCAAGACTTCCAGCAGTTCCAGCGGCGGCAGTTACTGCTCCGATTGCGGCTATAGAAGTAGCACTCAATCCAAAAGTTTCATACACAGGCATCAGACGATGCTTATGTTCTCCAAATGTCTGTGATGGTATTAAAAATCTCATGCGAGTTGAAGTTCTTTATGGATTAAACTTGGACTTACTTCTTTTTTCCACATACTGAACTCTGGTTTAGATGTATCAATTAGCGGGTTTTCATTAGGTTCTGAAAGTTTTATCACAATTTTATCGGGATCTTCAATATTTTCTGGATTAGAGTGACAAGTAACCCAAACAGTATCTTCAATGTTGTAAAGAAAGCGTTTTGTTCCCGGTCTAGTAATGCCCATATCTCCAGCAACATATAGTGCTTCACGCTCAAAAGACCCATCAGATGTTATTTTTAAAACGGCAACTTTTCCTTTTAGTATAAAAAAAGGATGAGTTGTTTTATGTTTAAGCGAAACCACAATTGTGCCAGCTGGCATAAATATCTTTCTGGTATAGATTTCTGGAGTAAAAAAATGCTCCAAAGGACATTCAACTTGAGGTGCATTGCCAACTTCTAGCTCCAATTTGTCCATTGAAGAAACTTGTGATAACTCTTTCATATCAATAGGGCCATGTAGCCCCATCATCCCACACATATGTCGGGATCAGAGCATTGAGCATCATGTTGTTTGAGAACTGGCGAATCGTACTACCAGTAGGTTCTTCCCTATCAGCGGTTTCCCTGTTGACTTCAAATATTGCATTCTGGAGAGAGATAGCATAAAGCTGGTCACTACCTTTGTTCTCACGATAGACAACCGCCATCACAGCAGAGATCATTGCCTCTGGCGTAAACTCCACTTGGTCAGTCAGATTGAACAAGTCTTGGTAATTCTTCTTGCAGTACAGGATCACCGAATCCCTTACTCTGCCCTGGATGGCATACTTCCTAAAGGATGGGTTGACATCCTGTGGTTGATAAATGGACAACAACATCAAAGCATTGTTGTCGGGATTCCAAGAATACAACCTTACCCTGCCAGTAGTTTGGGTCTTGGTGACTTGGAAAACAGTCTTGAAAAAGTTGGTCGAGTAAGTATATGCGGGAGCAACGCCAAGTGTGATCGTCTCGCTGATCCTCGTTCCGTATGCATCTTCGCCAAAAAAGGTGAGTTGCGCCCCCGCATCAGTAGGAGACTCGGCTTCTATGGCGAGTTGATAGGGTGCGTAATCGTAGTTCTGGAAGGTGATGTGCTTTCCACCAATCTCAATGAACTTCTTGTTTCCTCCGTTCCAAGCATATCCCTGTCCCCAACCATTTCCATATCCACCGCTTGCGGCATCACCCCATGAGTCTTGGGGAATGCTCTGATACCATTCGTTCCCAAGAGATACAGGAACTCCATCAATCCATGCCAACCTTACTTGCTTGTACAGGCTAGGAAGAGTCAGAACATTGTTGACGCACTTGATGCAGACATACTCGCAAGTGCTATCTATATCGACTTTATTCCAAAGAAGACTTCTTCCTTTATTAAGATACTGAAGCTGTAATACTTGATTGCAAGTACCACTGTTACCGCAATACGGTCGCAGTATTTGAAGCATGTCTTGTACAGAATAAAGCATAAAACTAGGCGCAGTAAAATTTTTCTAGTATATACCTTTTCTTCCTTGTTTCAGCAAGAGTAACCAAATTTTTGATTCGGTAATCAATTCGTTTCCATTTTTGCTTTGCTGATTCAGATAGATTTTTTATATGCTCTTTTTCAAACATCATTCCTTTCCTAGCATTAGATATTTTTTTACAAGCATCTTCTGAATGTTTTCTACCAGTACTACAAATAGAAATTACTTTTTTGGTTTCTTCAGAATGTTTAGGTTCTTCCCCTCCAGTAGTTAAATTAAAACCAAAATTAAAATCAGAAGATTTGTATTGTTTAATCCATTCTGCTTCTTTCCATCCAAGCATTTCTTCTGGACAATGCTCAATTATACAAAAATCAAAAGCATTTTCTCCATATTTGTTCCATGAATTTTGAAAATGTTTATTGTCGTGATAATTTCCACGCAATCTTGTTCTGTGAGATGACATTCTCTTAATGACATTTTTAGCCTGTCCAATATATCGCTTTCCGCTTTCAATGTGTTTCCAGCAATAGATTCCAGATGCAGATGCCATAAGATTAGATCATTTCGCCACGGGTAATCGGATGACCCTTGAGATTGCGGGTCATTGGACGCTTGGGGCCGTTCTGTGCATTTAGCATCCCCAACTTGATAGAGGGGGATGTTTTAGCCTTGAGCATTTTGGCCCTCATAGCCCCAAGTTTTGGGAGCTTTGGGAGAGCCATATGCTAGAGGAAATCGCTATGGAAAGGAGATCCCTTGCCCATAGAAGTCTCATTGGCGGGGCCACCTACAGAGTAAACTCTCTGGTTGGCTTCACCAATGGCTTTGATACGGGCGGTACGGGCATCCTTGTAAGCACGAATCGTAGGAATGTCTCCCTTGATCTGAACGCTTTGCATCGGTTGAGGCATTGCATGATCAGAGACAATCCCACGCTCGGTCTTATCAACCGTGTATTGAACGCCGTGAGATGCCATATTATTTCTTGGAAGATCCACGACCGGGGCTGGTCGGTTCGGGTTGGAGCTTGCCAGCATAGAAAATGCCGCTGAACTCCGTACCGCGAGGATTGTTGCTCATGTTTTCCTTGACGGTTCCACGGGTGGAAAAGCCTTCGGATTGGAGCTTGGGCTGTGTTGCCCTATTGATGTCCTTTGCCATATGGGTTGTTTAGTTTGGGGTTATGTTGAGGTTAAGATGTTGTTAAAGAGAATACTTGCCAGTTAATGGAAGTAATTGCGTCACCAGCGGCTATGTCTGTTCTTAATGAAAATCCTGTGGCAGTTTTTGTTCCACCAACAATTGCCCACATTTGAGGAGTCGTTCCAGTATTTGTTGCAGTAGAAGATACAAATTCAATGTAAATCTGATAATTTGAATTTGGCATTGGAGAGGAAAATGTAATTGCATTTACATTTGTTCCAGTAGCGGGAGATGGAATTGTTCCGCTTCTAATGTTGCTCGTCAGAGCATCATATTCATTCTGTAGATTCTGGATGTTCTGATTGATTGTAGCAATCTGTTGAGGCGTAACTTGTCCAAGGCCGGGGATATTTACCGTACCATTGTTCAGATAAAGCTGAATAAAACTGTTCAGAATGTCACTCCACTTGCCCTCTGGACAATAGTTAGCTGGCACTACTGGAAACAATAGTTGGGCTGGTGAACTCTGATTCTGCATAATTGGTTAAGTTATAGAGTTGTTTTTGATTTGAAGCAATACTTTTAACCAGCAACAGAATAAATTGCTGTAGGCAACGGAACAATTCGATAGTAATCAAGATCGGGTTGGCAGGAACATTGGATTGGAGTTGGATCATTATAGAAAGTATCCGGGCAATCTCCCTGTGGAAGATCCAGAGAGTCATTGAATATGCCAGAAAGCCTTACCCTATCGACAATGCACGAACCTTGAATATCAATCTTCAATTGAAACTCTGCTCCTTCTTGATTTGAGTTCTGTGCAAAAGTTTCACACTCATTGATGTCTGGAGAAGGGAATTTAAGTTGCTGATAGCGGGGCTGTGATACAGCAGGAACGCATCCATATGTCACGGGTGTACATTCATCCAATCCAACCGTGATTGGTTTAGAAAGCGTGGTGAAGCAAGGATAAGAATCTGGCCTATACTCGCAAGAGACAGTAACCGCTTCCTTTAAGTTTGAAATCCAGACTTCTCCACCAGCAAGTTGTTTGCGAACAAACTTTGATGCTCCGGGGTTTGGAACAAAGTCAAAACGCTTGGTAATAAAATATGATCCAATTGGAACGCTACCATATTGGACAGAGTAATCATCAACTCCTGTGAGGAGTGAACTGCTATTGGCAAGCTCGTAAATCCTGTTCACGCCATCAGCATCAAACGAGAAAGCAAATCCACGCTGTACCCCATTGATTTGAGCAGTAGCAAGCTGTGTGGGTTGCGGCCCCTCCCAAAGACCATTCCAGCGAGTAGGCATGGAAGCATCTGGCGAGATCCTGCTTTCTTGCTCCACATCCAGAACAATCATTGCCCTGCTAGGACGATGAAGCCCGTAATTTGGATTAGCGTTGGCAACCGTGAATGGGGAAACCGTAGCAATCAGCCTATTGTCAAAGAACATTGCTGACTCAAATTGCCTCATCCAAGGGGTATCATAATTAACCCAAGGCTGAACCTCACGGGAGATTTTACGGAATGACAAAGCCTCATAGAAATCTACTTGAGCATTGTTATAAAAAGCCCATCCATCATCAGAACGGAAATAGACATCGTTGTTTACTCCACAAATACTCCAGGGTGACCGGCAACCTCTTCCGATTAGGGATACTTTTTGGATATTGTTCGCTTGCCAAGTTGTCCTGTCTTGGGAGAGATCAAGCGTGAATGATCCATTCTCACAAAAGACCACAAGTTCACCCTGTCCACGCACATTGATATTGAGTGAAGGCATCACCCTCATCCCGGTAATCAATCCAAGGTTGGCAGGAGGAGTAAATGATCCTCCCTCGGCCCAATAGGTTTGTTCTGTGAAGTTTTGGGTATTGGATGTGGTTGTAAATCCGTTTCCGTAAATGATGTCGGAAACATAAATGTTGTTGTTAGCATCACTTACAGCTACTCGACCATATGCATATGCCATGATTGTACCAATCGGCATCTGTTGCTTCACGGGATTGAGCCTGTATACCGTGTTATTTTGTTCCGCTGTAATGGTTTCGGTTGCCGCTGAAGTATTAGCAATGTTTGACCAAGGAGTAAACGATCCATCTGGATATACGCTACGGACTTGGAATGCGTATGATTGAGTGGATGAAGATGCGCTGAAATTATAACGGGTTTGATTGTATGGTACGGATGCCACATCAAAAAATACGCTACCGTTGTATTGGCATTGTATTTGATTGGTTTTTGCTCCCGGTGCATTGTCAGTCCAAGTCAATGCAATCGTTGTTAATCCATCCCCTTGTGCTTGAAGGTTGGTTGGTGTTCCAGAAATATCTCCAGACCATGCAATAGGATCTTGGTATCCATTTTGAATGTACATCCAATCTTCCGCTTGAACAAACCAAGTGTGCATCATGGTCGGATCATTGCCGCCAATCAATTTGTAAAGCGTTCCAATATTGTTGACAATGGAAAGGAAATAAATAGTTCCAGCAACCGATACAACAAACCCATCCGCTGATCCTGTCTTTATTGCTTTGTAGGGCCAGGCTCCCTGGAAGTTTCCAGTTTGGAAATCAGAAAGTATTGATGGGTCTTGCCCATATGCTGGCGTAATTGGAATCTCCGTAAACGGAGGACGAGTAGAATTAATGCCTTGGCGAAAGGATCTGTTTACGCAAGACGAGACATATTCTGCTGGCAAGATTGAAGGATGCGTTTCCGCATCCATTCCAATCGTTACAGTAGAGCCATCGTAAACTCTTCCATCCTGTGCCATGAATTAGAATGCTCTTAAAGTGCAACCAGCAACAGTTAATGAAATTCCTTGATTAGTTGCTCCTGTTTGTGCAACCGCAAGGTTGATATTGTATCCAGCACCAGAAACAATTGGCATATCAAAATTTGCATATACAGAACTTTGAGAAACTATTCCAGCAATAGAACATGATCCATAAACTTCATAGTTGTATGGAACCCAATAGTGAGTTGTTCCATTTGAATATGCTTGAGATATAACACAAGAAACAAATTGACTTGCTGGTTGAACAGTAGCAGACAAAAGCAAATTTGCTTTGTCGGCAACAGAAGCAACAGGCAATCCAGTAACTGCTCCACCAAAATAAATCTGCGTACTTCCCGTGCTAGGAAGAATTTGAGGTTGATCAGTCAACCCAAAATAAACATTCCTTCCGTTTTGGATGTAGTAAGAAGAGATTTGATTGTTGTATCCGCTATAGAAAACACCAATCATCCTGTAATAACCCGTTTGGTTTGTTGTTCCATACCCGCCAAGATTTGTTGTATTTGGCGAAGTGCTTTGACTTGATCCAACAACGCTGAATGTAGAAGTTGCGGAATTGTAAATGGCATAAACATAATAATAGTTACTTGCCGTTGTTCCTGCAATATCCATTGATCCCGGCCCCGTGCCCGTATTAATCGTTAATGTATAAGTAGAAGCACTTCCATCTTTGAAGATTTGCGCTCCCGTGGAGAAATTAGTCAGAACCAATTCACCAAAAGAAACAAGAATACTATTAACAGTATTGTAAACCAATTTAATTGATTGAGCATCAATAAATGCTGGAGCCAATGGGGTAGAAAATGCGGGAACCCCGCTAACCATTGTCAAAACTTGACCGTTAGTTCCAAGTGATGCTTCTGCAACCGTTCCGCTAGACCTATAAACAACACCATCATTCGGGATAATGTTGTCAATGGTTCCCCAAGTAGTCGTGCTTTTATTTGGAGCAACTACCGGGAATTGGGATTTAGATGAAAGGCTTGATGCGGGTGCAAATTCCACCAATTGACCAGCACCAGTTGTTGCTTGCAAACTAACACCAGCATAGGGAACATCACTAAAAGTAGGAGATTGAAGTGCTTGACCCGTTGCCGTGTTGTCTGGAGGAGCAATATAAATTGGCTTGTTTGAAGAACCATCCCCCCAAGAAACATTTCCAACTTTATTGTAGGTTAGAATGCTTTGAGCTTGGGTGTTTGAATCCGTTGCTTTAAAAGTAGGAACTGTGTACTTGCAAAAAGCGGAATCCTCACCAACGAGACGAACAATATTCCCATCGTTAAGTGCGGTGCAATAAGTTGGGAAGTTGGGATTGCAAGCCGGGGGAGCATACTGAACGGTGTTTGCACACCCGCATCCTCCACCCCATCCGTTGTAGTTGTTTCCGCAAGACATAGATCAATAAGTTGTATTTGGTTTATGAGAAATTTGCAATATAGATTGTTATCTAACTCGACGAGCTTCAATTGTTCCAAAAGCAGATAAAGATCCAGAAAAATTAGAAGAGGCAATAAGATAAACTACAGTTGTAGTAGATGCTGGAATATTTACCCTTTGAATCCTAATTGGCATACCAAGAGTGCTAACTCCAAGTACTCCTAAAGTAATTTGAGACATTTGCAAAATACTGTAAGTATCTTGGCCTCCAAAAGCATTTGGTGTTCCAACATTAATTCCTTGTTGGATAAGTGTTACCAGAGCAGTTGCTGTTGTAGATGGATTAACATAATCTACTTGTCCTCGAACATCCCAATCTCCAGAAGTAAGAGTAATTGAAGTTACAGTTTTTGGAGCATTTCCACTTAAAGTTACTGCTGATGCTTGAGCAACAGATGATGTAATAAACTCTCCATACAATCCAGTTCCACCAACTGCTGTATTTGTGCCATTGCTTGTAGATCCATTTGTAACTCCTGTTACTCCTGTTTGCCATAAAGTTGCAGTTCCACTAGAATTAGTAGTAAGGATTTGATTTGGCGTTCCCAATCCAGAAACAGTTTGATTATAAAAACCCCATTTTCCAGAAGAATTTGCACCTAAAATAAATGTTGGAGAACCAGATACTTGTTGAATGTTTGGCAAGTAAATAGGAGATTGCGCTGACCCATCACCAAATCGGGTAACGCTACCATCAAACAATACCAATGATGGATTCAGCGGAGAATTAAGCCTGTTGATCTGGCTACCATTCTGCCATACAAGCGGCCCCTGTCCCTGGGCGGTAGGAGGGATGATGCTAATTGGTACTGTATTGAAGCAGGGCATATCAATTAAATGAGGATACAGGCACAAGAGAAAGAGTGCCGGTAGCGGTTACTCCAACCACAAATTGAATATTGGAGCGAGTAGTCTGCTGGAGATACGGAAGCGAAATAGGAAGCTGAACCGATCCATCTGCCACAACAAACGCTTGACCATTCCATGTCTGGAGAGATGGGTTAGATCCCGGCACAATGGGATACGGTTGACCACAACCACAATAGTTACTGCTCCCGCCAAGTGGGTTGTTACTGCAACAAGATTGTCCGTTCTGGTAATTCATTATGCAAAGGTTTTGACCATTAACTGGTCACGATTCAACCAGCCTCGCAGATTATTACGCAAGTCGGGCCTTCTGTCAGCAATATCTTTATAATGCTGATCATTGTATTCAGCAATCTTGAGTGCCAGTTGGTGAGCATCTTCCTTAAATGCCGCATCTTCAGTTTGAGAACCAATCTTGCCATCTACATTGATGTGAACTCCCAAAGCATTGATTGATTGTTGGAGGATCTTAAAAGCGGTTCCTAGCCCCTCATTCACGGCAATGTTGGCAACCTCTTCTCCTACTCCTTTGGGAAGAAGATCGGCCCTAGATTCGGCCCAATAGCCATCATGATACTTATCTGCAACCCATTGTGGAGTCGGATTGTCTGGAAGCTGATCATCCCTTTGGGTCAATCCACAGAATGTGATCCCGGCCCCATCGTGATCATCTTCCCTCAAGATATTTCCATCCTGTCCAATTGTGGCTTCAGCCTCGCAAATGAAGTTCAACCAAAAACAAAACCTTTCGGGGAATTTGGTTTTAGCCGCACTAATGATGTCGCTGATTGTCATAGATCCTTGGTCTGAATTGGGTGAGTCGGTTCTATTGATTCGTCTTGATTATCAATGGAGTCAGACTCAAATGGTTTCTGGATCAGTTTTGATCCACGATTTGCGGCAAAGATGGATGCCACCCAAGTCAATGCTGATGAAGGATTAAATTGATTCTCTGGATGGAAGTGATGAGAAATCACGGTGTATCCAATAAGAACAGTAAAGGCACAAACAAGAATAATCTCCCAAGTAAGAAAGGAGATTCGGAGACTTGATGGAGTCCCATTGCTTTCGCTTATAATGCCCTTAATGAAGTTCATGGAATAAAGTGAGAAGCCCAAACAAGAAAATATCTTCCAGCGGCATATGCGGCGGCAAATCCTAGTGCAAAGAATCCTGCTTCAATTGCCCACTTCCAAGGAGGAAGCACAGGAATCTGGAAGTTTTGGTATCCAGAAAGAAACCAGAACCCGCATATCACGCTGAACAAATAAATAAGAACATCTCGTTGTTTTGCGTTAGCGTGAGCCTCCAGTTGCCACTTGTTGGCAAGGAGTGTTTGTTCTTGAAGTTTGATTGCTTGTTCTTGGTAATCCGCTTGCGCTTTTTGGAGTTGGATCTTCTCGTCCTGTGCCAACGTTTGCATATGGCGAACAGTTGCCAAAATATCTGCTCGGCTTATTTCGGCCTTTGATGTGTAAAGAAATGTCGAAAGCATCGACATCACGGCAATGATATGTACAAGTTTTCTCATTTTGTAGACATGAGCCATTTTTCCACAACGACTGCTTTTCCGTCTATCCTGTCAACATCAGAAATTGCGGCATTCAAATGCGGGTCTTGTGTGGGGAATGTACTCACGGGCGCATGAGTGCATCCAACAAAAAACATAACAATAAATGGAAGGTATTTCATCGACCAGAAGGAGACTCGCCTTTGATATGGCTTTGAGTTGCGTCCACACTTTCCGACATATCTGGATGACTCTTGTACCAGAGTGATTGAACCCTGGGCTTCATCCAATCTGTTTCTTCAGTAACCCGGACAAGACTGAAGTGATCTACCAGGACAAACCAAACGCCGGCAAAGAAAATACACAATGTGGCAAGCCCATATGCCTTGAGATACCCAAGGATGAGATTGAGTATGGCAGTTACCTCATTATTTTGGGGAATCTCGTTTGCCATAAATTAGGAGGCTGGAGTTGAGGGTTTAGCAGAAGGAGTCTTAACTGCTGGAGGAGTCTTATATAGCTTTTGCAACGATGCGGAAATCTCTTCTGGTGTAGAGCCAAGTAGTTCAGTCAATCGGTTGTTGACGTCAGTATCGGTGAACTCTCCAGCGGCATCGTATGCGGCTCCAGACCAAAGATTGACCACAAGATTGACCTTTTTAATGATGGCAAACGCAATCTTTTTGGAGTTGTCGTAGGTGACTTGATAATCAAGATCCCCGGTAATTGTGATTGGTTCAAAAGTTTTTACCGTTCCATCCTTTTGGGTAAGGGGAGGAGGCGTAACAACTATGGTTTTTGGTGTTGGGGCTATAGGAAGAAGGCTCATAAGTTATTTGTTAATATAAAACGGCAGTTTCAACAATGACGAAACTCCAAAAGGATTGGTTTTGCCAAGGATATAGTTAAGCGGGAACGGAAAGTTCAGCATCACAAAAATGTTTACTGGTGGCCCACCATATCCAACATAGGTTATTGAACCAAGTACGGTTGCTTGGAGTGGTCTTTGGGCAGGGCTTGTTACTATTGCATTGCCAGTAATCAAACAAACAGAAATGCCGCTTGCTCCCGTATTTTGGACAAAGATAGCATTGCCTGTCACGGTTGCTCCAGATTGCATGAAATCAGTCCCTTGGAATTTCCAAGTTGTGATGACATTGTTTGCGGAATCGTAGGTTGTTCCGTTTACAGGGCCATTAGCATATCCCGTGATGTCAACGGCAACACCGCTAGTTGCAGTCACATAACGGAATCTTGCGTTTCCTGTGATGCTTCCGATATTGATTGAGGTGTTGTTAAAGTCTCCATTGGAGATTGCTGATGGACTTGTAGATCCAATTACTCCTTGGTTTTGGGAAGCATCGTGGAAAGATGCCGTAGTGCCTCCAGCAGTTCCTACTTGTCCAGAGTTGTAGGAATTACCATAGAAAGCACTTGTTCCTGTTACAATATTAGAATTGTAGCTATTTCCATTAAATGTAATTGATTGAGAATTATTAATAGTGCCACTATTATAACTATTATCATAAAAATTATTACCAGTAGTATCAATGTTTATTGTTCCTGCATTATGACTTGAATTATAAAATTCAACATACCCTCCAATTAAAGTTCCAGTTAAAGTTCCTGTATTAAAAGAGTTATTATAAAAAAGACCAGTAGCACTTACATCAATTGCAAGTTGAGTATTACCATAAATTTCAATAGTATCTAAACTAGCAGATCCGTATGTATTAGTAAGAATAGAACAATCAAATACTGAAACAGTAAGTGGTAATGAACTAGATGGAATAAAACCAAGTGGAGTAGTTCCATCTTGGAACCAATTATTTACATTTCCAAAATCTGAATCTCCACCACCAGTAATGATAATATTATTAAAATAAATACCATAACCTACATAAATTGCTCCAGTATTTTGTCCTGCAAAATATTGTCCACCAACTACCACATTAGGATTAGGATAAACTATAACTGGCAATCCATCCAATGATCCAAAGTTTTGGGAATAATCATAAAAAGTAGCGGTTCCAAAAATGCTCCCATAATTAACGGTATTATCATAAAAATTAATAGCTACTGGATTTGCATATTCATTCTGCATAAATCCATCAGATTGAAAATCAGTATTAACAAAATTAACTATGTTAATTAAAATGTTGTTTTTATCAAAAGCTCCTAGTACAGCATTACCAACACCATATCCAGTAATATCAGTTACTGCGTATCCAGAACCATTAAAAGTTGCTGTAAGATAATTAAATGTTGCGGTTCCAAAAACATATCCTCCACGATTAGTTGCAGTATTGTTAAATACAGCATTTCCTAATTGATTATTGTAATTAGTAATCCCACTATTTAGAGTTATATATGAATTTCCATTAAATGTTGCTACATTTGCAGACAATGGGTAAAAGTAATAAGAAACACTATCTAGATATGTGTTGTTATTGAATATTGCGGTATTTACTCCAATATAAGCTGAATTGGAATCTGAAATCATTGGTGTCTGGACAATAATATCGTCGTAATTGCTTGGAATTGTTCCAGCAGGAATCGTAGCTCCTACATTTGTCCACCAGTTAGCTACATTGCTATAGCTAGGATCCCCGCTTGCTGTAGCGTTAAAATAAAGCGTTGCCATAAGTTGTCCTAGCTACGGACAACCGAAGTCAGATTGCCGCTACCATCGTAAGTAAGGGTCAATGTCAACACGACACTACCGCTGGCATCAAAATACTGAACCGTGCCGGGATTGGTTCCCGAATAATTAGAAAGGGTAATGCTTGTCCAGGCTGGATTGGTTCCAGAGATAGCATTAAAAATCTGCCAATTTTGTTCACTACTTGTGGTATCAACAAATGGGGCGAATGCAAGAGGAGTATAAGACATGACAGATTATAGTTGGATGTAGCGGGGGCTTTTACACCCCCGCTATATCAATCAGTTTTTACTGAAGAAGACCGACAACATACACATCACCCGTCAGCGCACCAATGCGTCCAGCGGTATCAGCCGTGGAAGCCTCGGTCGTGAGGGATGGATTGTAGTACGAGAAGGTTGTAGCAGTCGTGGAAATAACAGTAACAAGACCGTTATAAGCGGCATTGCCAACCGTAAGAACCTTGACTTGAACACCCGGAACCAGCCAAGCAGGAACACTAGACACCGTGAGGGTGCTGATGTTGTTGGCAGTAACACGATTCGTGGTAGCCAGCGCAGGAATAGCGGCGGTGGTAACATTGACTCGCAGATACTGTGTGGCGGCGGCTCCATTACTAGGAATCGTCGTGGAAACAGGAACTTGTCCAAGGACATAACCGTTTCCACTTGCGGCTTGTGCAGTAAGAAGCTGTTGCGACAAGTTTCCACTAGCATTTGGGCTAGTAGCAACAGGTGCGGCAATCAGCGTTCCCGTAGCAATGTTTTCGTTGGTGGTTCCATTGTCAATGGCAACAGCGGCTTGAGTGCCATTGGTTCCAAGGGCATTGGTGTAAACAATGAACGAAGCGGTGGGAATAAAAGTATTCTCATCGTAGTTAATGTTTCCAAGGTCATAAGTCCCGGTCTTTGTGAAGTCGACCGAAAGAGGGCCGAAACGAACAAAGGTGAGATTATTAGGAGTGGGTTTAGGGACGGACATATTTTTTAGTTTGTTAAGTTTTAGTAGTAGCTAGGAGTGTTGTAAATGACATTGTTCAGAGTATAGCTGACATAGACATTGTCCGATCCCACATCCGATACAACAATCGGGTTTGCGAGAGGGCCATTTCCAGACAGACTAGCAGAACCAACAAGAGAAACTCCATTGACCGTGCAAGATCCCGTTCCATTAGCCGTAACCGACCATGAAAGCGCACTTGTAGGAATGGTGAAACTATTGCCAGTTGTGACTGAAACAAAGTACGGAGTCAACGGTTGCCCGTACCCTGCGTAAAGCAGGGCCGGGGCGTTGAGGACACTCGACGGAGCGTAATTAGCGTTATTGAGTGACATAGGATGTTACCGTATTTGATTAGATGGGCTGGCTAACCGTGCTGGAGCAAGCGTAGCAATCCGGGGTGTATTGCGGGGCGTAGCTCGGAGACAGGGTGCAAGGAGCAGGGATGATGAGCCTGCTGGTGTTCAACCTGTGAAGGATTGAATGCATCAGTGTAGGATCTTGGAACTGCATACCCATACGGAACTGGTTCCAGAAGAAACCTTGGTCACGCTTGATGTTGCACTCCCAATCCGGGTTCTTCCACTCCCAATCACCGGCATAGTTTTGGGTCATGCCCTGGGCTTCACCGATTCCGCTCTGGGACGGGCTGATCCACTTGATCATTGCCTTGTTAACCCAAGGGTTGGTGATTCCGAAGTCCGCATTGTTGTAAGCGGGGTTTTGGACATATTTGCAACCAAGCTCGGTCGTAACCGGGTAGTATGGAAGCACACGCACCAGACGGGGCCATGTGGTCGGATCATTCACATTGAAGGTAGGAAGGGATGCATTGTACACCCAATCCACCGCAAGGCGAACACCGTTGATGTCGTTGCAGAAAGCGTAGTTTCCGATCACGCGATCAATACCCAGGGAGTACTGAAGTTGCTTGTCATCGAAATCGCTAACACTCTCCCACCATCCACCACTCTGCTTGGCATACTGCCAAAGCTGACGAAGGACACGGGCATCTGGAACGATCACCTCAAGAAGAGGGCGACCGGCGGCTTCAGAAACATCCAGACGATAAGCATCATCCTCACGCTGAAGGTTGATGAGGATGTCATCAAGCGTATCAAGCGAGAGAAGGCCAATGTTACCAAGCTGGCTGGCAGGGAGCTTCACATAGACATAGCCCATGTTGAAGGAACCCTCGTTCGTTCCCTCGAAAGGTTGAACGATGAACATCTGATCATCTTCAGCAACGCAAGAGACAAGGCTCTGACCGTTGGAGATAGGAACCCACTTGTGACCAGCACCACCGATCCAGTTGGAACGGGCGAACTCCTCATGGACATTTTTGGTGATGTTGACATTGGTAGCCATGATGTGATCCATTTCCTCTTGAGGGAAGAGACGATACATGAAATCAGTAAGCTGATACCAATCGGTGCGCATTGCCTTGGTGAAGAGGCTGAAGCTATATGATTCAGTTCCGGGGTGAGCAATCGTCTCAAACTGAACATCGTCTGCATTCTGGATGCAACGACCGCTTTGAACTTGCTCCCATGGTTGATCGGGATTGTACCATCCACGACCGAAGCGGAATGCTTTCTGTGTCGGGAGAGTATTCAGAGGCCAAGTCTCGGTTTCGAGACGACCATAGTAAATTGAGTTAATCGCCATCTTCTTGATGAAGAAGGGATTGTAGTAAGTACGAGCCTCGCGGAACAGAGTGTCCACATCTTGGCACGAACTAAAAGTAACGCCGTTTTGAGCCGCCATAATTTTAGGTTGTTTTGGTTAGTTTGTGTTCCAAAAAGGATCGCTCCCCCTTGAAACATGATTAGTGTTTGTGGGTTTGCGATCTGGCAACCATCGCGGGTCTTTTTTAACCACCCTACTATTCTTTAGCTTGGCAACCCGCTGTTTATTTATGTCTGACGCTATCAGACTCGTTGCTTCCACCAAGAACAGGCGGGTAATTAAAACCGACCATTCCAGTTAAAATGTCATTTGAACGATTATTAGTTTTCTAATCGTTCGTCAATATCTTTTTTTATCTATTTCTAAATTTAGCAAAAAGACCAGCAGGAGTTAGATCCTCTGATTGGCTTGATTTGCCAGAAGCTGATGACCCAACGCTTCCCTCCGAAGTAGACGAGCCACGCATTTTCTTAATCGTTTCCTTTAGTTCTGCATTTTCTTTTTCAAGAGCAAAACTATATGCCTTGGCTTTCTTAAATTTAGCACCCTGTTGAAGCACCCTGGTAATTTGTTCTGGCGCATAATTGCTATTCTCACGCAATGCGGCTTCAGCAATCATCTCATCTTCCGTTGTGTCATCATCAATGCTTTGTGATGCAATGATCTTGGCGATCTCTTCCGGGTATTTTACGGAATCTTCAAGCGATTGTTTGGCTTGGATGAATGCATCCTGCCAACGCTTCTGGATCTGATTCTTGCTCATGGATGCACGACGAGCCTTCTCCTCATCAGCCTGTGCCTTGGTTACTTCCCAATTTTGGAGAGCATTGATACGAGCCTCGACTTTGCCAAGTACATCGTAAGCTGTGCTATTGAATTTAGCCTGTTCCATAGGAGACAGATTCTCGTAGATGGAGTTAAGAGTCTGTTTGGAAATCTCACGCTGTCTGACTCGTTCATTTGGATCTTGAGTGCGGAGTGATGTTTCGTATGCGGCAACGGCTTTCTCAAATTCGGTAATACTGGTCTGATCATCACCAATGATCATCTTGACCTGGTTGTAGCCGTTTAGGATTGGCGCATCATAGCTTTCCTTAAAGACAGGATCAGCAGGGAGATTAAGGAATGCATTTGCCTTGCGAAGTTGCTCAAGATCGTTTGTGAGGGCTTCTTCACGCTCCTGCTTTTCCTTGACTGCCAACTCCAATTCTTTTTGGAGTTTCTCCATTTGTTTCTTGGTTTCGGAGTCATCAATCTTTGCCCGAAGCTCCTCGATTTCAGCTTTCGATTTCTCATATTCTGCAACCTTTGATTTGAGTTCAGCGGCTTCCTTGGCAAGCTGTTCATTGGTCTGTTTAAGGGACTTGATATATCCCGGCTTTTTCTCATCATCAACAAGTGAGGATTTGATTTCTGGTTCCGGGCGGTTTTCTTCCGCTTCAAGTCTGGATTGCTTTTCCTCATCAACTTTTTCTTGGAATGCAGACGAATCTTGATTCAACTTCTCTGCCATCTTTTTGAAAAGATCGGAAGGATTACCCTTGGGGGCTTCACTCATCTTTCCTTTAAAAAAGTTATCCGCTTGCTTTACGGCGGCATCTCTTGCGGCTTTATCAGCGGCAGATGCGGCGGTAAGATTAGGATTCAATGCGGGTTCAGCTACAGCTTCAGACATATTTTTTGTGGTTGTTTGTGGTTGTTATTTGCGACTAGAAAGTTCTTCTTCAGTAAGTGAGTCATCAAGATCGGGATCAAGATCCAAATCATGCGTACTTACTCTTGAGACAACGGATTTAGGTTTCTCAATCTTCTCAAATTTATTGTCCTCTGCTTCCGTTGCCCACTCTTGGAGTGTCTTGAATACAGCCACTACGGTTGCGTGGTCTTTGTTGACCAACTCCTCATAGATTGCCGTCTTTAGATCCGAATACCTTTTATCGTTTACAATAGATGCCGATAGGTTTGTTGCATTAATGTCAGCCATTTTCTTGCCCGATGCCGGGATTTTGCGTGGTTACTTGTTCTTGTTGTGCAATGGCGGCTTGCTGTGCCGCCATGTCTTGAGTGTTCATCTGCTGTTGCTGATCAAGTTCCTGTTCATGTTGATCCTGCATGGCTTGCATATTGTGTGAAGCCTTTGCCCTGTGAATCTGAATATCGTTTGCGGCCTTTGCCCTCTTGGTTGCGAGGTCAGTTGATGCCTTCTCCATTGCATTGACATTATGGAGTTGGGCTTTTTGTGCCATTGCCGCCAGCTTGATGTTTTCCTTTTTCTGCAATGTATCGGTAATGATTGCTTCTTTGGCGACGAGTGCTTGCAACTTGATCGTGTGAGGATCTTGATCTCCACCCTGGCCCTGCTGTTGCTGATTGGCTTTCTCAATCTGTGCAAGCTGGCTACCAAGCTCATCAACTCCACGCTGAAGCTGTTGCATCTGCTGACCAAACTGTTGAGCAATTTGCTTCTTGGTAGGATCTTTTTGGATGAATCCAAGGTGAGCAACAAGATGTGGCCCCTTGAAGCGCATGAGGCAAGCGTAGATGTCCTTGATAAGCTCCACAGCTTCCTCGGATACTCCCTGTGCGGCTTGTCCCCTGGTTGGTGCTTGAGGATTAACGCCGGCACTTTGAAGGGCCGCTTGAGCCTCCTGCATTGATACGGCGGCATCTTGGATGTGACCCTTAAAGTGTTCCACATGGTTCTGATCTGGATACACCCTAAAGTTTGCGGCGTTTCCTTTAGGATCAGTCATGCCAATGTTTTCCATTGAGATGATTCCTTGCTCGTCTGGAATATCAACCTTGGTGTGCTGGAAATAACGGGTAACATTCTGGCGACCATTAAGTGCGGCAATAGCATCTTCAATGGCATTGGCTTGACCATCATTAATTGGGGTCATGCCCGTGAGAGAAACAGTCTGCTGTGCCGCCATCAGCTTGTAGGACGGGCTACCAGAACCAGCAAGCATATTGGACTCAAGATTCTCAATGTTTTCCCACTTCCATGCTTCTTTTGGAACTCCATTTTCATCCATGAACTCCACAAAACGCTGTTTGAGTTTATAACCATATCCACCTTTTGTGGTACGGCTCATGCGTTTGTACAGGAGTTTAAGCCAACGGGTTTGATTATCATTGAAGCGGCGAATCTGTGTGCCTTGAAGTTTGGCACTTTCAGCCGCATCAAGTTGTGCTTCTCCTTTTGTCCTTTGCTTTCCACCCTTATTTGCCATTCCAATGTTGTAAGCACCAATTCCACGATAGAGATCGGATTGGTAGAATTGAATACCAGAAAGAACCTCATTGAATGGGATGTTTACATTAACTTGAACAGGATCAACATCTTGTGGCAAGATAAGCATTGGCGACCATTCCATTTGCTTGAGCTTTTTGGTTGCTTCAGCAGAACCCCCCTTGAACATCAAACGGGTATTCCAATCAACGGCATCCATGAAACGGTTCATATGGATGTCGTATGCTCGGCATTGGATAAAAATAGCTTCAGCAAGACCTTGAATCTCATGCCAGATTCCAGATCCAGTTGAATCAGTCATGGGAGCAATAATGTCTTCCCAACCATCTTCATCCTTTTCTACCCAATCTTTTTTGTAATAAAGGAATCCAGTTTGGTCACGATACTCTTCTTCCGTAAGATCCTTGCGTCCATTTTCTTTGTAACCAAGGACAAGCCCACCGTAATTCTGGAGGAGCATCATCTTGGAAATGCTTCCGTTGAACTCCATAATGTAAAGCTCATACAACTCAATGCGGAGCGTATATAATCGGGAAAGGTTCATGTTACCGCTTGCCACATCCCTTAACCATTCGGTGTTGGTATATGTGTTGCGGTAGTTTGTGGTGAACATTCGGAGCGCATCCACGCAAGCCCAAAAGTTCCAACCCATATCGGTTGCGTGTTTCTGTGCTTTCTCTGGATCTTCTTCTCCACCCGTAATCTTCAACCAAAACTCAAGCGGCGTATAGCTACGCTTGATGCACATTTCGCCAAGGTTGGTAAGATCGGCAAATGTCTTGTCTGGAATAAGAACATTGGAGTTATGGAAACTCTTTGTAGGCCACCCGTCCCGGTCTTCAGCAATCTCAAAACCTTTTCCGTACAGGCTCATTTCCTCAACATCCAATTCAACATTGTAGTTGTAAGATGACCAAGATCGGAGCATTCGATCAAATCCAACGCCAATCAAGTCACTCCAAATTTTCTTTTCGGTAGGATTTCCAATCTTGGTTGTAATGGTAGCGGCGGTATTGCGCTCCATCACCATGTCAACAAAGCTGGACTTTTGATTGTCC